TGTGTAATAGTAAATATTGCAGATTTTCCAGTAGGATAAATCGTTTCAGTAGCAGGTTCAACAGAACCAATACATGTTGGACATCTTACATAACATGAATAAATTGGATTATTTTGATCATCATACACAATCAATTCTTCACCATTTTCAAATACTTTATGCAATCCATCTAGTGAACTGGTTAAATAATTAATGAAGATTGTTGGTGGATCATTTTCTGTGATATCGGTTGCTAATTGACATTTTGCAGTAATTCCAGTAGTTTTACCAATTAATTTTTTACCTAATATTAATTCAGTTTTAACCGCTTCGTTATTTGTATCCAAATCTTTCAATCTAACATAATTCATATCATTGATATATTTTGGAATAGTATCTTCTACGATAGAACCATGCTTAAATATATGATCACCAAATCTTTCAATCTGATTTTTTATAATAGATTGTTGCTGATTCATTTCCCTTGTTTGAATAGGAAATCTTGGTTTATATAATATTTGATGAAAATTCTTAGTTTCATCAAAATCATCAAAATAAGGATCTGTATTAAACGTTTTCTTTGGCATTTATCTTCTCTTAAAATTTCAAAATTATTTTTATGTTTTCTTGTTGGTTTGATGTTCTTTGAATTGCTTCAATATTATCAACGTATATCAAACTACCTGAAACTGGATTTATTTTTTCATTTAGACTAGCACCAGCATATCCTGAACTTGCCGGACCATAATATCTCAATGCAGTTGCAAGATCCGTACCCATATCATTTGGATCGACAACCAATGACACTTGTCTAAAATCAACATCAGTATCAATATAACCTGATTCATCATCAATTATATTGTCGTTTATTATAATATATTTAGCATTGCAATCTTCAAGTATATTTGAACCCAATCCTAAAACAGTGCTGATGTGTGAATTAACAACTAAATCATGTGCTTCCACATTTCCATCACCATCATCAATTGTAATCGTATCTGTATCTGAATAATTTGAACCACCATCGACACTTGTAATTGTAAATCCAGTTAATGTAAATCCTGTAAATTCTGGTTCAATTGTACAACCTGTCCCTGTTCCGGAATTGATTGTGGCAGTAATTACATTGGCTGTATTATATTGACCACCATTTAAAATAGTAAATCCTGTTACTTCACCTAGAGTTACATCAGTTGTCATTGTTGGTTGATGTAAAGTAAGATCAGTAGCACCTAATGGTATAATAGCAACATATGGTGCTATATCATAATTAGAACCAATATCGGTTAATGTGATTTCAGTTAAAAATCCACCAGTTAAAGTAGAGATACCTATTGCAGTTCCATCAACATCTACGGCTGGAACACCATCAACAAATATGGCTCCACCATCTAACACATTAACATATAATAATGATTGTGGTTTAGAATTTTGTTGAATTTCCCATTGTTTTGATCCATTATCGGACAACACCTTAATAACAGGAATATAATCAGTTGATATGAAATTAGCATCAGATACTTCACCAACAAACTTCCAAGTATAACCATCACCAGTTTTAAATGAATCAAAGGTTGTATTAATATCAGTTGGTTCAGATGTTGATGGTATTCCATCATTGTTATCAAGACAAATATAAATTCTATTTGAATTATTGGTAATATAGTATTCAATTGTATCTAATTCTAAATCAGTTCGGAAAGCATCATAAATTATACCACTTTCCCATTGATTTCTTTTAATACCCATAGTAGCATTAGCCGAACTCAGTTTTTTAAAGAATAATGCATCATTTAAATCATTATAATCTTCTTTCGTATAATTCATTGCTTGTGGTGGATTTTGTTCATCATCCCATGCATCAGTTTTACCAAGCACCATATATAAATTATTATTGTAATAATTTGTAACTAAGGCAGGTTTAACATGTTGCCAAATAACACCACCATCAGATAAAGCACCCGTTGTGTGTGTTGGTGGAGTAGCACCAGCAGTACCGGAAGTTGTAGCAACATATTCACGGTAATTATTAATAACAATATCATTAGTTGAATAAATTGCACCAGATTGCCAAGTTTGATTTGAACCAGTTGAAAATAAATTCAAGAATTGGTTCGCATTAAATACTCTTGCTTTATCTTTAATAATTGAAGCCACGGTTTATATGTCCTATGTAATTGTTTGTGTAATATAACTTTCGTTAATAGTATTTAGTTCAATTGATTTTCCACTTAAAATGCTCTCAATTGATTCATCATACCATAATGATGCAGACCAATTGAAATTTTGTAAGCATTTCTCAGAATCTAAATCTCTTAAATTATGTCCAACCATTAAATAACCTGAATTAAATATATAATGTATGTCTTGTACTTTACTTTCAACACCAATTAAAAATGGATCATTTGTTTGTTCTAAAATTAATTCAAATATTTTAGTCAATATACTATCAACAACATTTTTATCAAATCCAATAATATCATCTTGTGCTGATTCTGATTCAAACAACCATCTATTGAATTGTACTAATCCAGCAGGATGTAATATTTTTTTAATAATATGTTTCCATTGATTAGGTTGCTCATAACTTGACACCAAATAACTAAAATATTGATAATACCAACTATCTGTTAATACATTATTATAACTTGTAAAACCCTTTTGATTTGCTGTTGATTTAGGAGTTTCAAATATATTAGAGAATACGGGAATTAAATTTTCATCACGCCCGCCTGTTGTTTTTAATACAACACTTCCTTCATCGTAAATGATACCACTATTTTGAATTTCAAAACGTTTAATTGACCCCAATCCATCACCTTTTAATGTGAAAGATGCAGGAATAACTGGTTCAATTCCAGAAAAATTAGACGTAATATATCCACTCTGTTCATCTTCATATTCAAATCCACCATTTGATATATCAACACTTAATACACCACCAGTTCCACCAATTTCTGAAACAGTAGCAGAAAATCCAAATCCAGTAGTTAAATGTTTATTAACAACATCAATAAAATCACCAATTTCATAATTGTCACCAATTTCATCAATATCAATGGTTTCAATTCTACCTTTTGTAACAGCAGTAATCTTTGCGAAAAAATTGCTATTGCCATTAATTAAATCCGTATCAATATAAACATCATCACCAACTGTAAATGCAATACCTGGATCTATAACGTCAATTCCATTAATTGTTCTAATAACAGTTGTATTGTATATAATATCATCAATTTGAAGTTTTAATTCCATATCTTCCTGATTATATAAACCATTATCAAATGATGATAGATATGCCTGAAAATAATGATTTCCTAACACATCAATTTTTTCTTGTAGTTGATCAACAAATGCCCTTAATCCAGATAATTTATCATATATGTATACAATACTATCATCTGTTATGAAATATTCTTTGCCAATATCACGGCTAATATTCATTATAAAATCACCACCATAAGTATTATCAGATGATGATAATACATAATCTCTTGGATATGAAATATCTACATCTTTATTATATAATACTCGGAAAATAAATTTAAATGATTCTTCTGTCCCCTTTGATATATAAAATTCCCGAATCAATTTAACCAATTCATTTTTTGGTATCTTTAAATCAAATGTTGGAATACCTTCTACAAATTCTTGTAAAAATTGTTCAACAAAATTATCATTGGATTGATCGATATCCATATTCGATTTAAATTCATTTAAGAAATACGAATAGTTATTTTCTTCATCTAACCATTCAAAATACGTTGTTATAAATGAAACAAATGTAGGATATTTATCATGAGCATATGAAGGTAATTGACTTGTGATTAATGGGGCAAGTTTATTTATTGTCATTATATTCAGTCACTTCGATTGATACTTTATTAATTTTAACAATGTTGTTTCTTAATGGATAAAAATCAGGTTCAATTGGCGTAGCAGTTGTAATTAAATAATCCCCATCTGTAATATTGTCAATTGTAATATTAGAAGTATTTAATATTCCAGTATCATAATCAATTGTACCAAAATATTCATCAAGATAAGTATATTCAGCACCATCAATTAAACTTTTATAATGAATTACAATATTACCTTTACCATCATCTTCAAAATAACTTGGTAATCCTCTAAATGTAAATTCATTACTTAAAATAGTATTTACAAAAACCCTGCCATTAAAATCAATCACATAAGATTGTGAAGTTTCCAATGATGGTTTTGTTTGTTTTTCTAATGTAATATTATTATATGTACTAATGATTGATGGATCTGAATTTAATATTTGCTCATATAAAGAAGCATCTGAATAATAACCATCAAAACGTGATACTTGAAAATCATCATAATCATGAATAGTATCATTAACCAGATTTGCAATTTCACCAGCCGATTTATCTGTATCCAATGGTTTAAATTTGGTATGATTTGTTAAATTTAAATATAAGAAATCAACATCCACAATTGTTGTATCAATTGTAACAATATTATATTTGTGTAATATTGTTTCTTGTATTTTTTCTTTTGCCTTGGATGATAAAACATTACCTATTTTTGGTTTGATTGAAATAAATACTCTACCATAAACTTTTGGATAATTATCTTCACCACCCCAAACATTAATAGATTGAATATTATTGTATTCAGCTAAAAGAACTGACTTATAATCTTCAATAGTTACCAAACGATTTTGACGTTTATAATGATGTGGTACATTGTATTTAAGTTCTTCTAATGTTTCTTCACCACGACCACCATCGGAATCCATTTCAGTATTGATAGTTACATCAACAGGCATTAAATCTCTACCGATTATATCTTTACCAATATAATCAAATAATGATGCATCATTACCCAATTCGCCTTTATTTTCGACATATGTTATTTCAATGTAATTTCCATCTTCAAGAGCTTTACCATAAACATCATTACCAAATAATATTTCATAATAACCTTTATCATCGGTAGTAATAAAAAATACTTGACTATCCCCATCAATTAACATAAAATCAGAGGCTAATTTATATGTGTGATAATTACTACTTGTATCATTATCATATACTTTAATTCTTATTGTACGATAATCAACATCTTTTGCTGTTAATCTATATACCTGATTCCAAGTTGAATTTTGAGAAATATCTTTTGTGAAATGATCTGTAATATATTCACCTTCATATATTTCAAGTGTATCCGTCTGATAAATAAAACCACTTGTTGCAATTGATTTATTGTAAACATATACATCATCAATTAAAATGAACTTTCTTATTAAACCAGATAGATTATTACTAGATTCCGCAAATTCACCCCTTTCAATTAAAAACTTTTCATCGGCAGGTTCATTATCTTCATTAATATCTAATTTGACATTAACATCAGCAATAGCAGAAAATGATGATTTTGGAATATAATTAAATAATTTGGCTTTACTTGTTAAACTTTCTCTTAAATTAGCAGAATCAATAAATGCTTCATTGGCTAACAAATGAGCAAACGTTCCCATATAAAATGCATTATATGCCAATGAATCTAATATAACATCAAATCCAGAACCATAAAAATTATAATCTTTAAATTTTTCTTGACCTTTTAGAAACTCAATTAAATTTTCTTTGATATCATCAAAATCAAGTTTATCTACTTTTAAATTTTTTCCCATTTTGTTATCTTATCCTATCTAAAAACAATACAGTTTGTTGTTCATTTACAATATTTATCGTCACGTATGATATTGTTATTCTATAACCTTCATCTCGAATAGAATCTACATCAATACGCAATACTTCAATTCTCGGCATCCACGCATCTAATATATCTTTTATTTTTATTCTCAGTTGTTCTTCTGTGATAATATTAATAGGTTCAAATAACATATCTCTAATACCAAGACATTTTTCCGGATGAAATTTAGCATCACCATTATTTGCCATTAATACATTGTACATATTTTGTTCAATACTATTTTCATCAAATAATATAGATATATCACTATTTAATGGATGTGTGTTAAATGTTAAATCTAAATCTGAATAAAAATTTTCTTGTGTTTGTCTCATTAAGATCCCTCAATCCAAACGGTTGATGCTCCGGTTATCATTACACTACTACAACTCGCCATAGCTCCAATATGTGCAGAAGGTCTACCGTTTACATAAACAGATGATGATCCCCTTGCTGTTGTTATTCCATGACAGTGTAAACAACAATGTGGTATATAACTATCCCCAACTCTATGAACTGGTAGTAATTCAGCAAATACATTAGAACTTGCAGAAATAGCAATTGATGGTGGATAACATTGATGTCCACTACATATTTCTGATATTCTACCAATTGGAACTGACAATATAATTCTCCTTTCTCTTATTTATCATTCTGTACATATAGGACAAGACTTAATTTGTTCAGACACAAATGGTTTTTCTTCTTCATCTTCTGGACAAACATCACATGGATTAACTTCGTTTATGATAATTTCAGGTTCACGATAAACATCGTCAAGTTTAGGCAATTCATGTCTTTCCTTACATTGTTTTTCATACATAAGTTTATCCATGCGTTTTAGGAATCCTTCAATATCATACTCTTTCCAATTGATAATACGTTCTGTAATAATTTCCTTAGTCTCCGTACATGGTGTGCATAATGGTGATTGATTTGGTAATTCTACTTCAACATATGAAACATCATATTCTGTTCTTTGTAGATTTATTAAATCAGGCTTATCATAATCCCAATTATTAAACACACATATTTTAAATGCTTTTTCAATAAAAACATATGGGTATTTTGTGAAATATGCTCTAATTATGAAATCATATTCTTTACCAAGAGGATGTATTCCTGTTTCAGAATCATATCGTTTCCAGTTCCAACTTGGTGTTTCATCATCTTCACTTTCACAATCTTGTTCTCCAGGAACTCCATATATAATTCCGGAACTTTCAAATGTAAAATCTTCTGGCTCATTTGAAATATCTAATGGCAATTTACCGTTCGTTATTTCATATGACACCTCTTGATTACATGGTGGAATTTCTACAATCGGCCATTCACCATCCATAGATTCACCAGAATAAGAATACATTCTGGTGAATACAATACCATCATAATCCGTGAATTCTACCAGTACACTATAATTACAAGAATATACGTTTTCTAAACAGAAAAAATAATCTCCAACAACACCATCATAATTAAATACATTAACCTGACTTTGTAAATATGATGTTCCTAAATTAATTACATTACCATCCAATATTTTGAATAATATTAATGTGGCATTAGGTAATGTACCAGAACCACTATCATTAATAATATTGACATTAAATGTAATTGTTTCGTTCTCAATCATATCAAATGAATATGTGACAACATCCCCAAATCCATCCAAATGACCTTCATATAATGTATTACCATCTAAGGGTATTGTATTTTCGTTTAATTCACACGCCATTTATCCAAACTCCAAAACTAATTCACCATTAACAATAGCATCAGCTTCTTCACTACTATATAATTCAAATTCAAATGTATTTGTAGTATTTAGTGTAGCAAATACATTTTGATCACCTTGAATTAAATTAAAATCATCTAATGGAATAACGGGAAATATTTCTAAATCTGCATTAATTTCTGCTCCATCTTCACCAGCATATTCTTGAAGATAAACATATTCACCCGTATTACATTCCAAGTTAAATAATTTCTCAGTAGCAAATGAAATTTTATCAACTACAAAATTATTAGCCATCATTTCAGGTCTTAATATAATATGATAGATATAAACACTATCAT